TTTCCGCTTTGCGTCGATCACGCTGGCGTTGTTGTTCTGCTTTTTTTCTTTTGAGTCTTTTCCTAACAGAAGGTTTTTCATAATATTGTTTGTCTCGGTGATCATCTAGGATACCGGAGATTTTAACTTTTTTTATAAATCTTCTGATTAGCTTTTCGATGTACTCATCTTTTCTGCTATCAACTTGCACTTATTGTCTACCTTTCTTATCAGTTCCTGCTAATTGCTTCCAAACTGCTGGGCTTTTGCCAGTAAAGCTTGAAATATCAACACCAGCATCTCTTGGGTTTCGACCAGATAGTGGGCTTTGACCATTACTTTCTGCGATTGCTGGGGATGTGCCTTCAAAGAGGTCAACTCCGCCATAAGCATCACTTCCGATTGAGTCAAGCAGTGCTTTTCTCCTTCTCTTTGATTCCTCTAGGGTTTGTTGGTGTCTTTCTTCTTCCTCCTGCATTTGTTGTTCCTCTGAAACAATTTGGGCAGTTGGGGCAGCGGTTGATAATCCGCTTGCAATTTCTGATACAATATTTGATATGATGCCATTCTCTTCCAAGATGACTTCACGGATGCACTCTCTAATGAGAGGCTTTAAGATTTTCTTAAGTTCTGATTTTTTCATTCTTCACTCACAATTGAATTTAAAATACGATTGATTCTATCTGCTTTTGAAAACATCTTCTTTTCCATGTTCTCGTTGACACTCATATATGCCTCTGGTGTTGATGGCTCTGAAACAAAGTCGAAACAGATTAGTTGGAAGTCGTCTTCAACAACTGTGTTGCCATTACTCTCATGAACCGAACCCAGACCTCGTGATGAGATTCCAAGTTTAACGCCGCTCTCAACGAGTGATTGAAGGATTTGTCCTGAAGGGGTGTTAAGGACTTTAACCTTGCCCATGAGACTTTTTCCATCCCACCAAACGTCAGTCACCATGTGTGATGCATTTTTGAGATTAACAACGGAGTCCTCTGGGTGGTCTAACTCTCCCAAGGCTCGTCGCTCCTGAACAATCTTCTGGTAGTTCTTAACCTCTCGGCGTAAGACCTTCTCAGGATAAACTCGTCCGTTTCCATTTCGACGGTCAGCCTCTTGCAGCTTTCCAGTCATATACATGCCGCCATTAGCAACATATTTCTTTTCTTCTTCTGTGAGAAGGTCTTGACAAACGCCACCTTCACACAATTCATAATACTCTCTCAAGATAATCTTGTTAGACATTTTATATCCCTCGTTTTCTCCCTACATCCTTAGATGCAGGGTATAGCTAAGATCCTTTGCAGCAACGCCTGACGGGTTGCAAAGCAAACTTTCTAGTCCAAAAATTATTCATATCAACTCTCCGTTCCTACAAATGAGTATGCTCTATCTTGAATCCATTGTCTCCAAGAACAGCATCGAAGGCATAAGAAAAAGTAGATCCTATGCCACCACACAGAAGATAATTTGCAACTGTATGTTCAAAACTAAATAGTTCCGTATAATCGTTTATGCCACATAAAAAGGCACCGACCCAGAAGCCAGTGCAGAGTGTGCAGGAGAACAATTTTCCAAGCCATCCTGATGTGGGTCGAATTTTATTAAATATCTTACCGTAGACGATAATAAAGGTTATGCCAGAAGAGGCGGTTCCGAAAGTCAGCAATTCACTGAGTGTCATTCGTTCTCCGTTGATTCAAACATTCCAATTGTGCCTCTGAGGTTGCCGTATAAACCACCAGTTGGGTCAATCGGGACACTACCTTTGCTTGATCTATGCTCAACGTCACCAAGACTTGTAGTATTATCTGGTTCTGTTACCCGATCGGTTTCTTCATCGGCCATTCTGGAACTATACATGAAATAAGGTCGTTCCTCGTCCATAAACTTTCCAATACCGAATGTAATCGTTTGCACTGGGTCTGCACCGTTGAATGTCTCAGCGATATATTTCCCCTCCATGGAGCCATATACGTTGCCGCTTCTCACAGATGATAAATCAATAAGACCCTTCTTTCCAAGATATTTAAAAAGTCTATCTTGCGAGTCGTATACATCTTCTGTAAGGTGCTCTTTTGCAACAACCAATACTTTATTACTACCTGGCATGATGATGACATCAATATCAATATGATCAGTGATCATGAGATTACCATCCATCGATTTTCTAATCTTTAATTCAAGTGAGGCTTGGGGTTTGGGTTCCTCAACAACCTCTTCTTCGGCATTTGCTGCTGCAATAGCCTCTTCACCAACTGCTATTGAAATAGGCATTAGGAGTTAACCTCCCGAACCAAATCTTGAATCTTGAGGATTTTTCGAATTTGGTCTTCGTCAACCATCTCTTGAGCAAACGACTCAAGCATCTCAAGAACCTTATCTGTGTTCTGGACCATGTTAGTGTCGGTGTTGATCTCTTCGGCTTCCTTGGAAGATGAAACTTCCTCTTTTAACCTTCCAATCTCTTCGTTGAGGTAGGTTTTCAATTCAAGTCCATTATCAACAAAAGATAGGATGTATTTACTCAAGAGGTCTTTCTGCTCTTCGTGCAGTTCTTCACTATAAGATTCATTAAATTTATTGGTGAAAGTCTTATAGGTCAGATTGCTAATGTGGTGCATCTGATCGGGGCGCTCGTTGTCCTTGATCATGTTGCAGATGATTTTATTTTCGAGGAGGACACGATCCTTCATTCGAATTCCATCGCTAAATATCTGTGACAGTGTTGCGAGGTTTTTATAATTGGGAACAAAGTTTGCATAGGTTGAATCACCGACTTCTTTGTTAATGTCATCAACAAGTGCCGATTGTGCTGAAAAGATGTCATCATTAGACAGGGTGGAATACATCCTCTTTGCCTCCAATAATATTCTTTCAGCAGTGATTCTATCTGTATCTCTAGCTTCATTAACAGATCTATAAAGATCTAATTCTTGAAACAATATACCACTCTTTTTGAAATGCTTTTTAAGAACTTTTGAGATAGCAACTCTCTGATCAGTATCGCTGGCAATGGATGCTTTTGTTAGTTCCTTCACCAGCGCTTCAAACAAGAAGGCGGTGTTCCGCTTCTTATTATGTTTGAGCTTTTTACTCTTTTTCTGATTGGGCATCGTCTTTTTTCTCCAAGTTTTTAATGAGGTTTTTAATATCTGCCGATACCTCAAAGAGTTTCTTTTCCTCTTTATCATAATTAGTATTAATTTTCGATTCGGCAATATTAAGACCCGTTAAGCCCATAATATCCTGTGCACCTTTATGAGTGTTTCTTCTCGCAGAACTTGCAGTCTCGGCAGACCATTGAGCTTTGTTGTGCTTTCGTCTTCCGCCTGCCGCTCTTTGATCACCGCCACGTTGTGAAACACCACCAACATTCTTTGGGGTATACATTTTACCCTTAGATTTTGGTGTGGTTGTCTGAATATTTCTATTTGCTGGTGCTGCGAGGAGTGGGGAATCTTCTCCGCCCTCATCACCAAGATCTAGGTCATCGCCACCAAGGTCGTCAGCACCAAGGTCGTCAGCACCAAGGTCGTCACCACCAAAGTCGCCACCGAGATCTCCGCCGCCATCGCCGCCTTCGGCTGCGCCCTCAAGTTGCTGGTCAAGCCATGCGTCATAGAACATCTCTCGTTGGTTCTGAATAACTTCGTCATCAGACATTCCAAAAAAGTTCTTAGAAATCCATCGTCGGCTGAAGAACTTCTCAGTTGCACCACTGGCAACATCAAACTTGACTTTCCAGTGTTCAAGCTCTTGAAGCTCTGCAATCTTCGAAGGATTATTTAGAAATAATTTAAAACTAATCAAATCTTCGTTTCTATACCCAAGTGTGTAAAGATGGACAATACCAATCTTCTCAAGTTCGGAAACAATAGCTCTCTGAAGTCGCTGGATAGTTCGTGCGAAGCGAATGTCCTTCTGTGCGAGGGTTGCTTTGTCCTCATCTGCGCCTTCTGCTCGTGACAGGTAGGACGCTGGGACTTTAAGTGCGGAGAAGAGTTTATCTCTGAGGTATTTAACATCATCAATGTCGCCAGTATAAGAACCACCTGCAAGGGTTTCAATTCTGGTTGAACCAGAGCCGCCTCGGACAGGAATAAAATAATCCTCATCGATACTCATTGGGTTATATCGTAAGTCAACACGGCCAGTTGTTGGATCAACAACTTGGTTTCGCTTCAGTTGGGTCTTGGCCTTCTCCATGAACTGCTCAACGTCTTGCGGTGCGATCGTCCCAACGTCAAAGTAGAATACTCGTCTTTCAGGTGAACGAACGATACGATACGCCATCATAGCATCTTCAAGAAGGGTAAGTTGACGCCAGATTCTTCGAGCAGGTTCAACAACTGCCGTTCCGTATGGAGCGAATTTATCATTACCAAGAACTCGGAAGTGTGCAATTTGCCAATTCTCAAAAGTCATACCGCCGGAGTTCCATTGGTATTGAACATAATTTGCATTGGTTTGGTCTTGCCCTTCCATTCTTTCAATTTCAATCGATGGGAGTCCAATTGCGCTTCGGACGCCATGGGAATCATCAATCTCAAGATATAAAAAGAAATCACCATACTTGCACATGGTTCTTGCCCAACCAAAAAGGTTGTGATCGACATTGAGAATGTTGTGATA